CGGCATATAACGCCATTGATAAATATTATGGCAATCGTGACGGCTATAGCAATTTACGCCAAATCAAAGCCGGCATAAAAATAATCGGTCAAAAAGAATAGCTTGAGAAAAATAAGAGGGGTTGTACCAATAACGGTATCCCCTCTTATCCATTTTGAATTATTTATGTATGAGATATTCCTGCAGATCATCCCGTATCTGTTTCATATTATCGATACCATTTCCGGTAATCTCATGATTCACGATAACGAGCAATGTTCGGAGAATCATCTGATTAGATGTTTCAACCTCAGACAATCGTTTATTGTCGTTGTCAAGAAGCTGGTCGTGTTTGCTGACTTTAGCCTTAAGCTCATCATTTGGCTTTTTAGCTTCTTTAACAACTTTCCATAATCCCCACAGAGCTGCTACGAATGAACAAAACCAGATGATCTGTGTGGATGTGATTGTAAATTCAGTCATTATTATGTGTGATCTCAGCGTCTCCGCCCGAGCTATTCCCCTCTATAAATTTTTTGAATCCCTGATGCATACCGGTGGACGCTAATCCCATCAGAGCACCGTAGACAATATTTTCCACAGTAATGCCGCCAACTGCCGCGTTTAGGATTGCTCCTGCCACGGCAAGAACTACAGGAATATCGTCATTCGGAAGCCAATGGAACAGGCTCGCGTGCTTGATAATGTATCCAAGTACAAGGCAAGCCACAACCACAACCACCACAAAATGTTCAGTTAATACCGTATAGTCCATACTTACGCCTCCTTATCTGTCTGAGTTGTTTTCGCTGCTTCCAGTTCAGCAGCATACTTGTCATACTCATTCCAGATGTCGTTCTCGAATTTGTCAACAACATCATCGATATCCTTTTTATTGGCACGATACTTTCTACCGTTGTTGATGTAGCGATTGATGATTGGAACATCCGGATGTTTTGCATCCATATTGGCGTCCATAGACACAACGGTCTCGCCGTCAACTGTGATGATTCCAGAATAATGAATGTCCTTTGTGTAAGTTGCTGATACTGCCATATTTTTGTCCTCCTAAAAATTAATTTGTATCTCCAGAGATATTATCTCTCATGGATTCAAGTTCACTTCTTAGATCCGCAACCTCTACTTCAAGGTTCGATCTTCTTTGCTTTTCGAGTTGAAGCTCATGCGTTATTATCGCAATCAAATTAGTATATACCATACTATAAGTATCAATATAGCTATCCTCAGTGTTCTTCCTGTCGTGGTGTACCAGATCCAGCTCGTCTTCTCGGATTCCGAGTTCTCGCATGGCTTCTACGACATCCTGTGCGACGAATCCATAACAAATGCGCCCATCACCGTCAATCATCCGATACTGAACTGGTTTTAAACGATCGAACAGCTCTGAATGAATATCCGTCTTATTGATCTTGCTCTCACCGAGTGGAAATATGTTTGTTTTGGCGCGGCGATCGGATGTGACCTGTGGGGAGTTTTTAACAATCAAACGCTCCCATACTCTTCCACTATCTCCTAACATAATCTTTTCGGAGTACGCCTTGGTCGGTGCGAACGCTCCAGTATACACTCCTCCAGACCAGCCACAGCCATAAAATTCGACCTCTGCCTGATAACCTTTCTTCTTTGATTCAAGAATAATGCTACCGTTACCAATATCGAGGTTTGCTTTGTTGTTGGCATCCGAGTAAGTATTTACAACAAAAGAATCGTCAACAGCTCCGGCTATACAGCTTCCAGAAGAACTTGATGTCTCCAATACAGATTCATGGACACCTTTAATATCTACATATTCGCTCTGGATTGACAGAGCCGCATTGCCGGATTTTGTTTCAACCAAAATCTTACCGACACCGCCACATAACTCAATAACCGCATCTTTTGCGTTCTTTCCAAGCTGTATCAACTTATCACCATAATATGCGAGTGTCGTTCCTGCCCGGTTAAGAATCTCAAATGCTGATGCTGAAATCTTAGTCCGATAACCAGACCAAGATCCGCTGGTTTTATTACCAACTTCCAATCCGGTCCCATCAGTAAACTGCATAAAGTTGGTGGCTGTTTTTGCTGCTTGTAAAGGATTCGCATTAATTGAACCAGATGGTAAAGAAGCTAATTTAGTTGATGTCCACGTCACTGTATATGGGCCAGAACCTTGAGTATAGTTAAATACTCTCAGATGTCCCCACGATTCATTTAATCTTGTTATAAGGCCCCACGTTGAAGTAGTCTTTTTATAAATCCATAACGACCATTCGCCTGAAGATCTTAGAAAATCCAATCCAGGATCTGAGTTATTTGCAGAGATAAAACTAAACTGGACATCTGTTGTCTCAAAACCTCTGCCGCCAAGTTTAAATGTTGTTGGCTGATTTGCATACGAACCTGTGATCTTTATTGTAGCAAATTCGACATAAAGATTTGACTCACCGTTTCCATTTACCGTATGCACTACCTGATTTGCGTCCTTACCTGCAGCGCCCTGTGGACCTTTAGGACCTGTTGCGCCGGTTGCACCTTTATCTCCCTGAGGACCTTTATCGCCTTTTACACCTTGAGGACCTTGTGGTCCCTGAGGACCAGTTGCTCCTTTATCCCCTTTATCTCCTTTGGCACCGGTTGCACCTTTATCTCCTTTACTTCCCGTGACGCAAACTGCTGTTGTCGTTGAAGTCGTGTTGTCAGTATAGGTAATCACTGATCTCGTCCAAATATATTTACTGTTCTCCCATCCAGGATAAGTCGTGCTCCACGATCCGCCGGACATGGCTGTTGCTGACGTTGATTTGTAATACTGTTCTACAATAGATTTAACGCCTTTACCGGTTGCACCAGTCCCTCCAGTATCTCCTTTATCACCTTTGGCTCCGGTTGCTCCCTGTGCTCCTGCAATGCAAACTCCATTTTGATTTGGCGAATACGTTCTGTTACCAGCTCCGTCCGTTGTTACCGTACGGCTCCACATGTACTTTCCATTGACCCAAGTCGGTGCTATTGTTGACCATGATCCTCCAGAAAGAGAAGTCGGCGATGTCGAAAGATAATACTCAACATCGACATATGATACATAGTCCTCCGGTGCTGGAGTCCAGTCAGTTGCAGTATTGCCTTTTTCGATCTTAAGGTTTTTAAACTGATATGAGACCCCAACATTACTGTTCATTCCAGTAAAATATGTATTCTGTGAAGTTCCGCTAGGCAATGTTGCTGCTGATTTTACAACCCATACCAGTTTTGTCCATACATTCGCAACTGTTTTGTTGTTTACGGCTTTACATGATTGTATCAACATGTTTGAACTGTCACTATGTCTAAAGCCTGGATCCATCGATGTAGAAACACTTGCTTTGACATCTACGGATACGGTATAATTCGTGTCAGCCTCCCATTTTGTGCGTCCAATATAAGAAAACTCTATTACAGACAATCCAGTTTGAGCCACTGAATCTCTGGTAAGTTTACATGTATCAACCCCATTTTCAGACACAAGTGTTTTCGTACAGCCACCCGTTTGCATATTCCAACCCCACCCGGTTGTTCCTTTATTGGTATTGGTCGCCAAATTTCGCCCACCGACGACAATTCCTTCCGGTGTACTACCAACGTTGTAAGCAGTTGAAGTTGTATTATCCGTATAGGTGATGATCGTACGAGTCCAGAAATATGGTTTGTCCGCACTTGTCTCCGGAGGAGTTGCTGACCATACTCCAGTAGGGATCGTAGTTCCAGACGAACTTGCCTGATATGTTACTGCAGTAGATTTAACGCCTTTTCCACTTGCACCAGTATCGCCCTTATCTCCCTTACTGCCGGTAGCCCCTGTTGCACCCCTCGGGATAATTGTATGGCTTATGCATAAACCTTTCAGATCTCCAGATGCAGTATTACTCCGATAATAAGCAACATGAGCATTTTTTGTGTCCGTTGCAGTTCCAACGATTGCAAACATATCACCAATCCGGCAACCATTACGGATACCAGATGTGCTGGACCAAGTTTCTTCGCGATTAATCGTTCCATATCTTGTCCACTGAGACTCGGTGAAGGCGTCTCTAACCACATTTGCCACAAGACTATATCCCTGTGAACCAGTAGCCCCAGTAGCACCTTTATTACCATATACACCTATGACTCGTTTCGTAGTATCAACCATTGTCCCATTTGTATAAGTAATTATCTCGTAGTTCCAGAGATATTTGTTGCTCTCTGTCATTGTCGGAACCGTAGACGACCACGATGTAGGAACAGTCGAATTGGATGAAGAAACCGCGTAATGCTCCACGATCCCCTTAATACCATTTCCGGTTGATCCGGTATCACCTTTATCCCCTTTACTTCCCCGATCACCATATGATCCAATAATGCAAGGCGCAGTTGTACTTGCTACGGTTCCATCACTGTATTTTACAACTTCATAATTCCAAAGGTATTTCTTATCCGCTGAAACGGACTGTACCGCCGTTGTCCATCCACTTGTTGCTGCTGTAACTCCACTGGAAGATGCAGTTGCCAAATAGTAGTTAACTACAGCTCCGATACTCTTTCCGTTAGTGCCAGTAGCACCATTTGCACCCATACGGCTAACGCTATATATTGTGGATGTCGTATTGTCAGAGTAGCTAAATATAGTCCTCACCCACAGATATTGTCCGGCTGAAACTGTTGGTATAGATCCAGACCAAGTACCGGTCGGAACCGTTGTTCCAGACGTACTTGCCTGATATGTAATTGCTGTCGACTTAATTCCTTTGCCAGTATCTCCAATCAAATCATCAGGATGCGGAGTCCATTCTGTCGCTTTTGTTCCCTTTTCGAGTTTGACTCCACACACATACATTGTTGCGTCAACAGAACCGCCTTGTGAATAAATGTACGCAATACTTCGTGAACTTGAACTCAATGGTTCTGATGTAAAGCTTAGATGCGTCCATTTATTTGCTTCAACAGTCATCGACTGCGAGATTCCACTGGTATCATCACCAGTCCAATATGTCTGTAATTTTACAGCCATTTTTTCGGAACACTTAACCCAAGCAGATACAGTATATGCTTCTCCTTTCAGAAGTCCTGCATATTTATCTTGGCAGAAACCTATCGGGTCAGATGTATTTATTCTGGTTATGAGAATGCCTTTGGTCAGATTATTTAATGGAGAATCTGGAAGAGTGACATTTTTAATAGTTCCAGTTCCCGATAATCTCCAAGTTCCAGATTCCCATGTGCCAGTACCGATTGGCAATTCAGCAGTGTTTTTTGCAATATTCCACCCAAATCCAGCTCCTTGATTGGCAACCGCAAATGAGAATTTCTTATAGATCGTAATTCCATCAATAATTACAGGAATACTTGCCTCACATGCTACCGCGATCACCGCTGTTGTTTTAAACGTAATTGTCGGAGATGCCGTTCCGTTATTTGAAACCGATGCGGAAATACCAGTTGGGCATGAAATTGTACCAATTGTAACCTTCGAACACCGAATATTACCCTGATAGGCCATTGCTTGAGTCGTACAAGCGGAACCAATTGGTGCTCCAGACGTATTTCCCATAAAAGTATAGGTTTCACTCGTCAATACTGCAGAATATGCATCCGTAATATCGGCAATTGTAACCTGGCATGATGCTTTAGCCGCCATTTTGAATTTTCCTCTCTTTCTTCATTACTCAAGCTGGCATGTATACGAGCCAATATTCGTGATATCATCTGCCGTTACAGTGATGCTTCTGGCTGTAGCTTTTGCCGTTGTAGAAACGCCAACATACCATCTGATTATTCCGAGTGATCCACAAATACCGCCATCTGTGATTTCCTGCTCAACCCCACCCTTGAAAACGTGAGCGGTGAGAGCTGTACTTCCTCGACTGTTTTTAAAGGTAAAACCATTACTTCCGGTAATACTTATGACAATTCCATCCTTGCCAGCGGCTCCAGTTGCTCCGACTTCACCCTTCATTTTTGACCACTTATATGCAGTAACAGTAGTCGGATCATTTTTGTTGAAATCAACACAAGTGCCAATATATTCGCCACTATCTTCTCCTTCGTTTCCAGTAAACGTTTTACCGGCATCGTTCGAATATTTAATGTGCAAATATGAGGTTTTACCATCAGCACCCGTCGATCCTTGGATTCCCTGTTTTCCCTGCTCTCCCTGGATTCCCTCAAGACGATGCCATGTATACTTTTTCGGATCTGTTGAATCAGCCTCTGTAAAATCTGCATAAGTCCCGATGTATGTATCAGCTATCTCACTCATCTGACTCGATGCTGTTGGATTTGCAACTGAGCTGTATTTAATATGGAAATAAGTTGTCTTTCCATCTTTTCCAGGTTCTCCCTGAATTCCCTGTTTTCCTTGCTCTCCTTGAACCCCCTGCAGTCCCTGTGGGCCTTGATCTCCTCTAATTCGTGCCCATGAGTAAGATTTAACAGTTGTTGGGTCGTCAACCTCGAAGTCAGCACATGTTCCAATGTAGGCGCCCATAGTTTCTCCATTCTTTGATGTGAATGTCTTTCCGCCATCATCTGAATATTTGATATGAAGATATGAGGTCTCACCATTTGCTCCATTCTCGCCAGGGATTCCTTTTTCGCCTTGCTTTCCCTGAAGCCCCTGAAATCGGTACCATTTGTACTTTTTGGGATCGTTCGAATCTTCTGATATAAAATCGACATAGGTTCCAATATATGTATTTGGTGTTTCACCGATCTGACTTGAAGATGTCGGATTTGAAACAGCCGAATACTTAACATGAAAATAGGTTGTCGCTCCGTCTTTACCATCCTTGCCCGCAACTCCCTGATCTCCCTTAGGTCCAGTTGCGCCTGCTTTAGCTACAGCAAACGAGAATTTCTTATAGAATGTTATGCCGTCTACTACAATTGGTATGGTCGCCTCACACGCAGAACTTATAATTGCTGTCGTTTTAAAAGTGATTTTAACAAGAGATGTATTGTTATTTGTTACCGTTGCAGAAATACCAGTCGGGCATGTAACTGAAGACTGATTCACCGAAACTTTTGAGCACTGGTTCTGTCCACAATATACCGCGGCCTCTGTTGAACAAAATTGCCCAGCGGAAACACCTGTAGTTCCGCCAATAAAGGTATAGGTCTCGCTTGTTAAAACTATAGAATAGGCATCTGTAACGTCTATCACTGTGATCTGACCTGAAGCTTTGATGAGAGAATTTAAAATGAATTCACATTTTAAAGTGACTTTGTTTTCGATATCGTCAGGTGTAAGTGAGAAAGTGAATCCATCACTTCCAATTCTTGAGTCATTTGCCGAAATCACTGTAAATGATGTTTCATTGAATTTCTGTATCGACCATCTGACACTAACCGTACTATTTCCGAACACCGTTTTAAGACGTGTAATAGAAGTAATTCTCTCGGTTCCATGATAGATCACGGCTGTGAGTACCATGGCCTGCGAATCATTCTTAAAGATATTTCCCCTAGATGACTCAATTGACAGACTTGTTGTTACTTCCTGTCTAACTTTATTAATGTCATTCTGGATACCATTAATGACATCTACCAGATTATTTCCTTCTTCTGGTTCTTCCGGATCAGGATCAGAACTACCACTTACACCAAAAGATATACTTTTTGCTGAAATTGCAAGCTGGTATTCCCCATTTTGATCTTTATAGTATTTGAGATAATTTGCCTTATCACCAATTGCCAGCTGGCCCTTTGTATCCATATAGATACCTCTGGTCGTGTTATCAGCACTATTTTTTACTCCTGAATATAAAGAATCCTCGGTGATATGGAAACCACCAATGGTAGCTCCAAATGCAACGAGGTCTTTTACATCAATTTTAGTAGCCGTGATTGATTTTGCTTGAATCACACTACCGTGAATGCTGTTATATTCTGTTTGTTGAGTCTCAACACTTTCACCGTTTGTATTGAGTTTATAGTAAAGCCCATCCTCTCCCTTGATAACGAGCTTATCTGCAACAATTGTATTGCCTTCAATCAAATCACCTTTAATGGTTACACCAACCAATTCTCCAGTAATTGTCTGGTCTCCGATAACAAGGTCTCTGATAATACCAGATGTGGCGTAAAACTGCTCGATTGCAGCTTTCCCGATGTTCGAGAAATCAACATTTGCAAACTTGGTATCAAGATTTTTAATCGTCGCGTCCGTTGATTCGAATTTCTCAGTAGTTAAATCTTTAAACTCGCCATATGTAGCTTCAAGATTATTTACTTTAGCATTAGCCGCATTTAAATTCTCAATACTCGCATATTTAATATCGGCTGCTTCTGCCGTAAGCATTTTCGCTTTAACATTCTCGATCTCAGCAGAATTAGCAGTTAATTTCCCATCAACTTCAATATTCTTTGCTTTGAGATCATCGATTTCCGCAGCACTTGCCGTAAGTTTCTCCTTGATTGTCACATTATCTGCTGTAAGATCATTGATTCTGGCAATCTCTGCTTCAAGCTCTTTCGTATTTACTTTATCGGCGATAACTATTTCAAACTCTGAGATCTTGCTACCCATCTCCTTGACATCTTTATCACTTGCCGATGGAGAGGAAATATTTCCAGTAACCATGACAGTGTGATTCTTAATCGTAACGATTACCCTGTCACCGTCTGACAACACTGTAGTTGCAGATATCGGAGTCAATAAATCTGACCCATCAAGACGAACATAGTTTTTGTTATCGTATTTGACAATTGTTCCATAAGCACTCGACTCGGTAAGTTTTTGTTCATCATTGCTGGTAACCTTGACGAGTTGATCTATAAGATCACTTGATAGAATCACAACGTATCACCTCCATAATTTAGTTGTAAAAACAGCTTTTTCTGTTACCGGACATCCAGGCTCACATTTAATTGTCTGACTAATTACCTTTGCCTTAATATTGGTGAGTTTTGCTCCCTTATAATCAAGTCGGACGCAATCCCCAATTCGAACAGGGCAATAGCCATGAGTATATGTCACTGTGCATTCCAACGAAGACAAATCTCTAAGCAATTGTTCGGCATATTCATTGATCTGATTTTTCGTTGGATTACCGATCAAATCCGGATTGCTCACCCTATGTACTATTTCTCTTCCACGACTCACTGTCGATGTAGAGCTGTTTGGATCATCGTTCACCACTCTGGCATAATACTTGTCATACCCTTTGGAATAAATAACCTCAACCACATTCGGAATTCCATATAGATCTCGATCAATACTGATATCTGGGTATAGAATCGAGCTGTTTCCGTCGTTGTATGTCCATACGGGCTGAAGTGATGCTGTGTCCTGATTCGGTGCAAATAAAATACGCCCTAACTCATCTAAGTCAAAGGAATACTTTGCATTAGAGATTAAGGCGCTTATATATGCCAACCATGTTTCATCTGTTTCGGCGACAAAGTTTGAAAATAATGGTTCTGAGTTGGTTGCCGCAACTACTGGAGCTCTCACATGTGTCCTAGCAAGTCGATAGCCATTTTCCATAATATTTTCGCCTTTTAATAAGAAAAAACCTATCGGTGGCTTATTTTCTTTAAGTTCCATTAATGGTGTATAAGCATCCACCGATATATCCTCTACCTTTCCATCAAACTTTAATGATGGCGTTTGGACTAAGAATGTTCCCAATGGATGCTTATCTTTAAAACCATTTTGAATTGTAACGAGATATGCTCGAATATAGCATTCTCCAACCGATTCCGTCATATCAATCGAAGCTGACCCAAGAGTCTCAGCCGATGTATCACGCGTTATTGAACATGATTTCACCGTGCGAATCCTCTCAGTATCTTTCCATGTCCCTGGGTCAACGATATAATACTCAAATGATTGTTGCATCGATGCGGACCAATCAACCATATTCAGATACCTCCCTCAACTCGCGTGATATCGAGTGTTACTGGAATCGTAAGTACTTTGTGTGTCTGGCTGAATGAAACGGCAATGTTTGCCCAGTATCCGCTTCCGGATGGTTCTCTTACATATACATCGCCCATCCAGATCGCAAGTCTCCGTAGAGCATATAGAGTATCAACATCTGATTTCTCTATCTCGACTTTCCAACTCGCAGTCTCACCGAGCTGTGTGCCATAGTAACTCACAGGTCGTTTTCTTCCCTGATACTTTATAAGCGAAACATCGGCGCTGTGATTATCAGACACGTCGATATTATATGGCAGTCTTAAAAGAGATCCAGACCATGGTTTCTCGCTTGTCTCTTTTCCGTCAGTAACGTCAAATTCCTGCCACTCCTCATCCCATTGAATAATGACTGCTTTCTCATTCACCGGATAGCCAGGCATATCCGTATAACTTACAGCCCCTGTCGAAGTGCTTGTCGCCACGATACGATATCGAGCATAATCGAGTGCCGGATGCGGATCAGTAATGTAAGTATTCTTTCCATTTGCAATTCCAGTTGCTAGTTCTGTGAACGAACCATCGAATTCACGTCTATATACAGATAGCGTGATGCCTGACACCGGCTTACCAGTTTTGGCAACCCTCGCGCAAAAATATACAGTTGATCCATTTAATCTTCCAGAGTACACTGTTTCACCAGTTGTTGTCACCGCTCCATTCACCGACGTTCCATCAATTGCCGAAATTTTAGTTGTCGTTGGAGTATATGTTGACCCATTTTTTGTAACCTCATAATATTCATAAGGGTAATACTCGCAATATGGGCGTATATACGCAGTCAACGTGTCTTTGTTTATTCCAATTTCAGCACTTGGCTGGTATGTTTCATCTTTCCAAGCGACCAGTATGTCAACTGATGATGTTGCGGTAAGACCAGAATTCATAGAAGCTATGCATGAAATTGTATAAGTAACATTATTTTCGAGGTCTATGTTTCCTGCTGAGAAAGCAATAGTAAGCTGATCTGTTGTATCAAAGTATTTTGAATAAATCTGCTCGCCTTTACTTATCATCTTCGAACAGCCAGCTTCGTCAACCGTCTCATATGCACTTTTTGTGGTTATTGTCAGATAATAGCCGATCGGTGCCTGCGTCTTAGGACCGGTCAGTCCTTTAAGATAAAACGGAAACGAAGTAATCTCATCAAGCGCTTCACCTTTTGAGTTTGTTATATTTAAAGACATGGTCGGTGGCGTATATACGTCGATAGTTCTCTGGATAGACCATTCTCCGTATTCCTTTGTTATGCCAGCTGTTCTAACTCTCCACTGAATTTTTGTTCCTTCAGTATACCCAGATGTCGAAACCGAGTATGTACTTGTAAGATCCTTTTTATCTTCATCCGTACTCTTCTTAATGGTTTTTGTCTGCTTATTACTTCCGATTATCAGCTCCAATTCCGCATACGTCTCACTTGACCCATCCTCGGCATTATGAACCCAATACAATGTGAGCGGCTCCCCAGTAATCGCCGTTGTTGTCGATGACCACGTTGTAGGAGCCACCGGTGTTTTTCCAATTACTATAGACTTCGGACTTGTCCATGCAGATTTGCCTTTGCTGTTTGATGCCCGTACACGGAAGAAATATTCATTTCCGGTTTCAAGACCAGTTTTCTCGTAATGGTTGAATTCGATTCCGCTTACTGTGCTCGTTTTATCCGATCCATCGAAATAACTTTCCTGAGTAGCATATTCGATATCATAGCTAGTCGCCGTCGTAACGCTATCCCATTCAAGATATATCGATGTTTTTGATGTTGCTTTAATTGAAGTTATTCCTATTGGCGCTGATGGTGCGGTTGCTGTATTGCTTGAATAATCTGTCCAAGAACTGTATAACTTTCCTCGATATGCTCTACAACGTACCTTATATTCCCCGCCAGCCGACACCGTACAAGAATAAGAAGCCAGCGTAGTCTTTAATTCAGCATTTCCAGTGTTAAAGATTGTTGTGTTATCTTTAACGATTTGGAACTGAATTCCGTCTGCCGCTGGCTTTGTTGATGTGTATTGTGCTGTGACCGTGAGTTTATACTTGTCATCAATCGACACACTCAGATTGCTTGGTGCTACTGGAGGGGCGTTTGTGAAATCATAGGTAATTGCTGTTGACCACTTGCCAGTCCAGTAACTCACCTGGGCATTATTTACTGTATGGGTTTCTGATATGGCTTTAACCCAGAATCTTACCTTTGTTGCGTTTGATGGTGCTGAATATGTACTCTGTCGGACATTTTCAGCAGTCGATGTTATGTTACCAACAAACCAGACACCATCTCCAGTTGCATATTCCCACCAAACGCTATAACCGTTTGTATTTGCTCTACTCCATTTCCATGTTGCGAACAATGTCCTATCTGTTCCAGCCTGCAATCCAAAATATTGCACAGTCGGCTTAGTAGGTGTTGAAGATGTGGGAGAAGTTTTTGGTGCAGAGGTTCCATTTACATCGAGATTAATAACCTGCCCAGGATAGATTATAGGATTTGTTTTCGATATCCCATTTTTATCCGCAAGCTGAGTCCATCGGGTGCCATCTCCAAGAAATCTTCTGGCAATCCCCCAGAGGCAATCTCCCTTAACAACTGTATACGTAGCCATCTTACACCCTCCTTCCTATTCTCGCCGCTTTAACAATAGTGCTTATTGCGTCTGAAATATTGCTTCCATCGTCGTAAGTTATTCCGTTAATTTGATATGTTGCATGTTCCATGTTACCAATGTCTTTTCGCAACTTATTGATCGCTGATACAACTTCACCTATATCCCCATTTTGATTTTTATAATTCATGGATGTATTGATGTCGTTGAGACTCGCTCTGATTCCAATAGTTTGTCCTGTGCTAAGCATTCCATTTAAAGCACTGATTCCACTTCTCGCATTACTTAAGTCAACAACCGGACTAATCGTTGGCTGTGCGTCAATATTGCTATCAATCATACTCAGCATCTGTGCCAAAACACTCTGAGTTGTGCTTGTCGCGGTATCAGCCATTGTTGAAACAGATTTTTTGACCTGTCCTCCGAACATACTTATACCCTGAGCAAATCCTTGTGGCACGTAAGAACCGATCTCTTTAAACACTCTCGATGGGGAATGAATTTTCAGATTCTGTCTCGCAGCGTTTGAAGCCGCAGATGCCATCCGGGCAGCAGCCGAAGCCGCACTTTGAATATTCGCTCTGATTCCAGATGAAAATCCACCAGCCACATACGAACCCGCACTATAAAAACTACTGTAATAGCTTCGCATATTTTTGACCGCTGACGATAAGCCTGACGTGGATCCTGATACAACATTATCATTTTTGCTTTTTATGCCTGAGACAAACTTGTTCATTAATGTCGCACCGATCCCATGAAACATGCTTGCTTTACTACTGAGATTTGAATTCATCTGTGTAGTCAACGCTGTTAATGTCGATAAAATCGTCGCGGTTACTGGTTTCATTCCGTTGAGTAATGACTCCAGCATTTTTTTTCCAGCAGATTCCATTTTTCCAGAAGCGCCATCGAATACTTTAACAAAATCGTCGATATTAGCCTCTGCAAATTTATTTACAGAATCGACGAATGAACTAACGCCGCCAGAATACATTCCAGCAGTGCTGTTAATAACCTCAACAATGGACTTAGCTGCTTCGACCGATGAAAGAATAGATCCTGCATTCAAACCATTAACAGTTTCAGAATAGTCTATCATCGCTTTTCCAAATTCTGTTAATTTTTCTCCAATTCCAGATATACTGTCAACACTGACTAGAAGATTTAGATTGGCCGGGATAGATTCGATGACGGAAACCATCGATTTAACGCCAGGAACAGAGGCTGATATAGCGCTAGGTTTTAATCCAGTTACTGCCGCGGCATACTGTTGCATTCCTTCGCCAAATGGTACTAATTTCTGACCAAAATTTCCAAGATCTTTTCCACCTTGGAATAATTCCCATATACCGCCTTCTGTCGGTATCGCTTCTGCCACACCTATCAGAGAATATGCTGCACCTGCAGATCGGATAATGGCAGTTTCGTCAATTCCCGTTACGGCTTCTGCATATGATTTCATTCCTTCGCCAAATGGTACTAATTTCTTACCGAAATCCCCGATTTCTTTATCACCATTGATTATCGTCCAAAATCCGCCTTCGGTAGGTAACGAATTTAGTATTCCAATAAGTGAATTAGCCGCAACAGCTGATGTTAATATTGATCCAACACTAAGTCCATCCACTGCTTCTGAATACGACTTTAAACCATTTCCAAATGGTATCAGTTTTTGACCAAAATCCCCAATCTCTTTTTTGCCATCAATCAGAGACCAGAATCCACCCTCTACCGGAATTGACTCAGCCACATCTATTAGGGCTTTCGCTGCAACGCCTGAAACTAATATCGGAGCCACACTAAGTCCATCAACCGCTTCGGCATATGATTTCATTCCCTTTCCAAATGGTATCAGTTTTTGACCAAAATCCCCAATCTCTTTCTTTCCATCAATTAATGTCCAAAATCCACCTTCGGTAGGTATTGACTCAGCAATACTAATCAATGATCTTGCGGCTATCGACGATGATAGAATTGATCCGACACTAAGTCCATCAACCGCTTCGGCATATGATTTCATTCCCTTTCCAAATGGTATCAGTTTTTGACCAAAATCCCCAATCTCTTTCTTTCCATCAATTAATGTCCAAAATCCACCTTCGGTAGGTATAGCATTTGCTACATCAATCAGTCCATTAGCTGCTATTATCGACCTCGCTATTGCTTGAGTATCTATCTCTGCCACCGCATCGGCATATGACTTCATACCATATCCGAACGGTATTAACTTTGTACCAAACTTACTTAAGTCCTTATCGCCATCAAATAGGCTCCAGAATCCACCTGTTATAGGAATTGCATTTGCCACATCAACTATTGCACTCGCTGCATCTGCTGACCTAACGATAGACATGGCATCAAGATCAGCAACAATATTGGCATATAATCTCATTCCTTCGCCGAATGGGATTAACTTCTTACTGAAATCTCCAAGATCCTTGTCACCATTGAATAAACTCCAAAATCCACCTGTCATAGGAATTGAGTTTGCAATTCCTATTATGGCATTTGCGGCTAATGTTGATGATATTATTGAACCAGTGTCTATCCCAGATACCGCATCGGCATAATATTTCATTCCATACCCAAACGGTATTAATTTCGTACCGAACTTGCTCAAATCTCTATCACCATCGAATAAGCTCCAGAAACCTCCAGTCACGGGTATCGCGTTTGCTACACCTATGATGGCATTTGCGGCTAGTGCCGACGATAATATCGCACCCGTATCGATATTAGATACGGCTTCAGCGTACGATTTCATGCCTTCACCAAATGGAATTAATTTCTTGCCGAAATCTCCGAGGTCTCTATCGCCATCAAATAAGCTCCAGAAACCTCCGGTTACTGGTATTGCGTTTGCTACAGATATCATCGCATTCGCAGCCGCTGTTGATCCAATAATCGCAGTAGTATTGACTTCTGATGCAATCTCTCCATAATACTTCATACTATATGCAAATGGAACAAGCTTATTTGCAAACTGATCAAGATCTTTACTACCACTGAGTAATTGCCAGAGTCCGCCTTCCGTCGGTATTGCATTTGCAACTGCAACTATCGCATTTGCGGCTAGAACAGAAGTTAGTATGGAACCGGTATCGATTCCACTTACGGCTTCACCATACTGCTTCATGCCTTCTCCGAATGGTATAAGAGCCTTTCCGAACCGGCTAAGATCATGTTTTCCTGAAAAGAATTGTGCGACTCCTCCGGATGATGGTAATACATCTACAACCTTAACAATAGCTTCCGCCGCTGCTGCTGAATTCTCTATATCTCTAGTGTTGAGGCCACTTACGGCTTCTCCATACTGCTTCATTCCTTCGCCGAATGCTGTAAGCTGCTTTGAAAATCGAGAAAAATGATCATTTCCACTGAAGAAAGAAGCTATGGCATCGACAACATTAGTTCCTGCCAATATGAGTATAGTCGCGGATAATGTCTGAATACTTTCAAGTAATGACGAATCTATCTGTTTAGCCCCTTCAACGAAGGTTTGAATATTCAGCATAAACATCGACAAATCGTTTCCAATTCTTGGTAGTGTCGATATAACACCTTCAGCAACTCCGCCTATGATCCCGCCGGTAAACTGTCCAATTGCTGTTCCTATTTTTTGTAGAAAATCGCCACCTTCGGTAACAAGCCATTCAAGGCCAGGAATTTGTGCGATTCCACCAACTACTGCTAAAATCCCAACTAACTCTGCTAAAACAGCGCCAACCCCAGCCAAGCCAGCCATGGCACTTGGTATAAGCGATGTGATTCCTGCTAACGCGTAAATAAGCCCGGTTAAACCAGAAACAGCTAATACACCGATTAATAGATTTTTAGCATCGAGTCCATTCAACGCACTAAAAATTCCTTTTATTACAGAATCGATAAGATGTGTTGCCGCCGCTATCAATTCTGGTGCATGTTCAGCAACTCCATTAATCAATCCTATTGCAAATATTAGCAATGAATCGACAATTTCTGGTGTATATTTCGCTAATGAGGACAGGGATTCAGATATAAGCCTAAGAAAACTTTCTGCCAACTGTGGTGCGTATTCTCCAAGAACGGCTGCTAATTGTACAATTCCTTTTCCAATGATTTCCGTGATTTCTGGTACAAGTCCTAAAATTCCTGTCGTGATAACGCCGAGTCCGGCAACAAGAGCCGTTGCGCCAGTTATGACACTGGCTGATAACATTGAAAATCCAGCTGCAATGGTTGTCAATCCGATCCCAATGCCTACGGTTGCCGCTGCAAATAAAGCAAACGCTCCTGCCAATCCAAGAAGAGTTGGAACCAGAGGCTTTAATATTAATCCAGCAGCACCAAACACCGCAAATGTAGATCCGAGTGTAATTAATGATTGTACAATGGCATTCGCATCCATGTTTCCTAGTGATTCCAGTACGGGAACAAAAATTCGAAGTGCGGCTACTGCAACTAAAAGTGCAGAGGCTCCCTTTTTAGATCCATTCATCGCTTTTAGTCCTATTGAAAATTCAAGCAATGACGTGCCAATGACAGTAAGACCTTTTCCTATCGCTGTCCAGCTCATGCCTCCGAAAGATTTTATTGTTGGAATAAGTGCCGCAAGTGCAGCTGACATCAAAATCATTTGACCTGCAAACTTCGTAATCGATCTCGAATCTGTATCCATGATCTTACATGCTGTCATGAGTATTGTAGTCAGTCCAAGTATACCAGCACCGCCTTTTTTCATTTCGTCCCATGACATCGATGCAATATATTTTCCAACTGCTGTGAGTGCTCCTATGGCAACAGACATCAAAATCATTTGACCTGCAAACTTCGTAATCGATTTACTTTCGGTATTCATAAGCTTTGCGGCCGACACTAATATCGCTACAAGTCCAAGTATACCAGCACCGCCTTTTTTCATTTCGTCCCACGACATCGATGCAATATATTTTCCGGCAACTGCCAATGCAGCAACAGCAGCTGACATCAAAATCATTTGACCTGCAAACTTCGTAATCGATTTACTTTCGGTATTCATAAGCTTTGCGGCCGACACTAATATCGCTACAAGTCCGGCAACTCCGACAAGTCCTTTTTCAATCCCATCCCAATCAAGAGTTGCAAGTATTTTCATTGCGCCTGCTAAAATAACAACAGCAGCTGTAAGACCAATCATCTGAACGGTTTTGACAATTGAAGCTAAACTAGACACGATTCCAGATAGCGGTTTAGTTGATCCACTGTCGATCTTGCTCAAAACAGCCATTGCACCGGTTAATTCAACAAATAATGTTCCAACACTCAGCAGGGATGCTCCGAGCTTATCTGAATCTATTGTTGCTATTACAAACAGTGCTGCGGCAAGAACTCCGACTGCCCCAGCTATCTTGAGTAAGGTATCTGCCTGCAAATTCTTTTGGTATGCCTCGAGAGTATCTTTAACACCACCTAAAATATCCTGTACGCTCTCAAGAAATGACATATTTTCGAAAGTGTCTGATAGTGTATTGACAAAATTATTTATAAGGACAAGAAATCCACTAAAAAGGCCACTATTGAATACTTCGAACATATTCCCTTTTCCGAATGCCTTCGATATGGTTTTTCCAATATCTTCGAAAACATTAACGACTGCACTTCCAATTCCTTTAATCACGCCAAAAAATCCCTGTAAAAATCCTGCAATTCCCTGCAATGTCATGGATTCATCAGCACTTTGCTTTAAGGATTTGCCAAACTCTTTAACCTTTGAAATTCCAGTCGATAATGTATCTATTATTTTAGAAACAACTTTATCAAATAAGTTGCCATCTATTACTGATTCTCTAAGGTTTGCAAGATACTCGCCAAGTGAACTCGTAAACTCTAATAAATCAAAGTTGAACCCTTTAAAATTACTAGCAAACTCTCGAATTCCTTTTACTCCTGATTTCATAGCTTCAATTCCGATATCCAAAACGGAGAAGATACCTTTGAACGTTACCTTTAATTTTTCTCCATTGGAGTCGCTTATTATAAGGCTTTCGGTGAATTTTCTAATGTTTTCGGTAATGTTGTATAACTGTTCAGAAGTCGCTTTCGGAAAAATTTCTCGGAAAGCTTCCTTGATCGGCGATATAACTTTTCCAAGTGCAGTGAAAGAATTTTTAAAAGATTCGATCATCGAGGAACGTCCTCCAAGATCAACCCATCCTTGTATCAGATCATTTCTGGCATCTGCTGATTTGTTAATCATATCGCTCAGAGTATCGGACACACCAGTCCAAAGCTCTTTTGCCTCTTCAAAGTCACCGATAATGAGCTGCCACGATTTAGTCCAACCGGATCCGAGTGCTTCCTGTAAAGTATCGATAAGCTGTGAAAATGTCTTAACTTTTGTTGCCGCATTTCCGGCTGTTCTTGCCAAATCAGCCATCTGCTTCGCTTCTTCTTGAGTGTAGCCCTGATCAACAAATTTCTTTACTGCGGCTTCATACTCCTCGGTAGTATCGGCAGCGGTGGAAAGTTGCTCGAGTGTCTGGGTAAGCACCTCAGTTGTTATCCAACCCTCCTGCAAAGATTCTCTAAAAGATCCCTTAGCAGCAATTGCTGCTTTTGCCCCTGTCTGTAAATGCTCAGATGTTCGAATAAGCGCATCCTGAAATACTTGTCCGCCCATTCCTGCATTAACAACCGAATTCCAATCCTGTAATTTTACACTACCAGCTGCAATAGCCTGAGAAAGCTGATACATAGCGGTCGACGCCTGCTGTGATGTTGAGCCTGATACTGCCGCTAAGTTTGCGATACCCTGAATCGACTTAACAGAAGTATCGAGTTTAACACCAGCCGCCGTAAATGTACCAATGTTTCTTGTCATCTGCGTAAAATTGTATATCGTTTTATCGGCATATGTATTCAACTCATCCAATGCGGCATTTACTTGAGCGATATTTGTGCCATCCTTCTGAGTATTTGCCAGGATGGTCTGAACAGCATCCATCTGAGTTTCATATTCAGCAAAACCATCTTTTAATGGTTGCAGCGTCAATGCTTCACTTATCTTCTTTCCTGCCGAGTACGCCTGATTTGTAAGATTTACCAGCACAGTAGCACCCATAACTCCAAGTGCTGAAAATTTTGCTTGAACGGTTTGTATTCCTGCCCCAAGTCCAGATAGATCTATGCCTTTCGCAGCCATTCCTACATCTTCAAGCCCTTTGGAGGCACCAGATAAATTAAGTTTCTGTTTAAGCTTATCAAGAGTAGACAATGTTGTTGCAACTCCACTCTCGAATTGCCGATTATCAAATCTCATCTCCAAGACTCGATTGTCAATAACTTCACTCATATCTTAGTAACCTCCTCCCAAGCTTCTTTTGCAATTTTGTCAAAAATTGGCTGGATTGCAGGGTTCATATAATCCCTTCCCTCAACCCAGCCGCCGGTTCCAGTCCCATGCCCATATTGCAATATGACAGCAATATTGACGCCTTTATTAACGTTTGAGTTAGTAAATACTAACCGTATGGTAAAATTAGTTTTCTCTATTCGATATCCCCAAGATGCGGCTGTTTGTCCGCTATCAACAGGAGTAGCCGATGAAAGGGCAGCGACACCTTCTTGCGCGTATTTTTCCAATATGTCAAGTTTTGTTGTATCTTTAATCCGCAGCAAATATTGTGTTGCTTTTGAAAAATCACCCTTATGCCGAAAACTAATCATTTTGTTTTTTACCCCTTAAATCTTTTTTGCAAATGCAAGTGAGATCCATCCAGCACCGGACTTCAGCTTGCCCCATCCATTCTTTTCTTCAACGATCGTGAATGTGCCAATTCCTGTGTGCTTACCGGTTAAGGAATAATTCGTACCAGCACCAGTACGAATGCAAAGATCAGGAATACCAACATATACCTGATATTTGCCGCTATTCGCCGTAGGTTTATTAGCGGATGTGCCACCGATATGGCTGAGAATTGTGCACCATTCTTTTTCACCAATATAGATCCAGCCAGCACCGCTCTTCAGCTTGCCCCAATCTCCAGACACTTCTGTTATGGTGAATTTTCCCTTTTTTGTATAACCTTCGAATGTACTATCTTTTGTTGCCTTTTCACGAATGCTAAGATCATCAATGATAACCTGCACCTCAAAAGGTGTCTCCGGATAGTCTTCCGATTTAACGCCAAGCTTAGCGTTTACTTCATTGGCGATCTGACCAAGCCGGCTATAAATGTATTCTCCTGGGCACGCCTTATTTTTAAACCACCGATGGACGGTCATATTCTGTTTGTCCACCTGACCAATAAGTGATTTGTCCGCTCTCCACTTAAGTTCTCGAATGCCATTTCGTCTGCAAATATCCACACACAGCGCAATAAGTGAATTATAGACTTTACTGTTAATCGCATACGGATCGGTTCTATCGCTCGCGCATTCGATCGTGATTGATCTATTATCGTTTGATGCACTTGAGGAGCACCAAGATCTATCCCCCTCTGGGACAAATAATCCAATTCGTCCGTCAGTTCCGATGCCATAGTTTGCACTTGCCTCAGCGCTTGGATTGCAAAGCCAATTTCCCATATCTTCTACAGAGGCCTGCGCGGTATAACAATGGATGGTAATCGTATCAATTTTGTGATTTCTCGGACTATTACTGTTCGGAGAAATTCTTGTATAACTAACCAGTGAACTATTACTCATGTTACTTCACCCCTTTGTATTTAACTTTTTCCTACGCGCAGCATTAATTGCCGCATTATCTCTTAAAATTTGCTGTGTACTCCTTTTAGGTCTTGGAGTATTCTTTTTATTACAAATTTTTATTAGCGTAATTAATCTATTGAGATGCCATTTCTCAAATTCAACAGGAATCCCATATGTTATCATCCAATAGTAAATTATTTCCGACGTTATCGGTTCGCTAGGTCCACCACGACCATTTCTACTTTCATGTATATCTGGTGTGGCACTCATAGGTGCATAGATGTATTCTTTTACCATCTCAATATCTTTCTGCGATAAATTGGAATATGCTCGCGGATCAACTTTCTTATTGATGGTCATGCATCGTATGTAATCTAATGTTTCTTCTGCTGTTTTTTCTTTATTGGAATAGAATGGTTTACACCATTTTGACTCCCATTTCGAAAGGGATATTAAGGAATGCTCCAGTTGTAAAGTCTGCTCGTTCATCGGTGGAACAGTCACAAACTCCTCTTTGGATTCATCCCACAACTCGGTCTGTCTTATGGCAGGTACTATTATCTGAAGCATTCCATCCTCCTTGATTTTCTTCGTTATTTATCTTCTTCAGAAGCTTTCTGAGCTTTCATTTTTTCTGAAATCTCTGCCGGAACAATGCCGTTAATAAATTCGACTGCCGCATCTGTGTTCGTTGCAAGCTCCATAAACAGAGTAGAATAAGCCTCTGTCTGCATAAACGCCTCGGAGATTTCTTTCGATTTTTCAAACCGTTTGCCATCCGGGCTTTTGATACCATATGATTTAAGGATCATATCCTTAAAGATTTTGACAAGTGCCGGGGTGTCCTGAGTTGCAATAATTTTGTTTACCATTTCTGTAAAACCGCCGACTGTTCCGAGTTCCATCTCCATAAGCTCAGCTTTTGACAGATTGAAGTAGTAACTTTCTTCTCTTTCAACTCCATTGAAGTCAGTGTATTTGATATCTTTTTTTAACATATGATTCTCCTTTCGAATGTCTGTTCTTCTTTTTACATAAAAAAAAAAGCCCCAGCTATCTTTGAAGGGGCTTTTTGTAATCTCTTAAATCCTATGAGTATAACCAACTCACATTAATCTCCGGAAGCTTTCATCAACTGTGCGATTTCATCCGGAAGTGGAAGTCTTGCTTCAGCTTTATCACTTCCGTACAGAATATCTTCAAGAGCTTTGAGTTTTGTTGGATCTGCTTTTGTGGAATCAATCTCGATCGATGCTGTCGGGTTATGTCCAGCCACAGATACCGGAGTTGTCGAAACATCCCAAGAGAATGGATTAACATCTGGACTATCGTTGAACGAGTTATGCTGCTTCTCTGTAGGAGATGCGGTTGCCCCATAGATCAGATGTAACTTATAACCATGATTAACATCATCAGTATCATTTCCGATCGCTGTTCTATAAGACAGACCAAATGTTTTACGTTTCTGCTGTCCGATGGTTACACCTTTAGCAATCTCGGCAGATCCGTCGCACTCGGCGAATTCATCCGGATATGTATACGCCTCAATTGTTGCAGCATACTCCTCAACAGATCTTAAGTTGAGATATTTAATGTCATCCGCATATAACGGAGATGCCTCAGCGCCAGATGGCTTATCAGTAATGGACGATACGCCATTCCAAGCAACGCCTTTCGGATATGTTCCACCAATAGCCTGAGTGTAAAGTACAGTTTTACTAACACCAGCCTCATACAGACGTTCGCCGGTGTTATCCCAAACAAGTGTGTTAGGCATTTAAGTTTCCTCCTTATTTTTATATTAGTCCTGTCACGCCCAGCTTTAACGCCAAACAACCCATCCGTGACAGCCCTCCAAATGCAGGACTAATAGTATAATGTTAATGAGTCGTGATTTAGTTTGTCGGAATTGTAGTGACGATCATAAGAACAATATGGAAGTGACAACAATTTATCGATAACCGGATTGTCCGGCATTTTATCAACAACTATGATGTTGTAACGAGTATTTTTGAGATATGTGGAATCGTCCGCTTTTTTCGTGTCGATTCTCGATTTAGAATATATGATTGCAGGATAGTTAATTTTTAACGTTTCCGGAGGCTGGTAATACACATTCGTGCTTCCCAACAATGTTTCGAGAAGTACCTGCAAATCCATTCGTGTACCCACTACTTATAAACACCTCCAATGCTAAGTATCAAACGAGGATACTGTACTTCGACATCACTCACTTTCCATTTTTCGCCCATCCATTCAATATAAGCGATTGACGAGCAATGTTCTTTTAGATACGGATCAGCCAAAATGCTTATCTGGTTAGAAAGGCTAATGTCATCATTCACCTTTTCAGAGGTGTTCTGTCTTTTCCAATGAGTGCTGCTCACGTCACCAAAATATTTTCTTTCGATTATTTGGTCTTCTACCCATAATCCGGGTTCGATTTCACCTGTCTGACAGAATCCTATTTTTCCATACCATTTATTCATTGCTCGTCACTCCATTTTGATTTTTTGGACAAAAAAATTAAGCCGCCTCCTGAGTCAGGGAAGCGGTTTCGCCAACGAACTCGATTGCTACTGCACCGTATGGTTTAATCATTGCGCCAGAGCAACGAGTCTCGATAAGGTATTTCATTTTATTGTAGTCGATATCAAAGTCGTCAAACATGTTGACAGAACCACCTTTGTCAGCACCAACATTGTAGTCGACAAGGTTTACATAGATTCCGCCCAGGATATGTGTCTTAGTAGAAACTTCTCTCTTAAGACCTTCCATAACCGGTACCGGAACGATTTTGCTTACGCGCAGTGCAGTTGCGAGTTTGTCGATAGTATCATAGATAACACGTCCGTTGTTATCTTCCAGCAGAAGGCAATCGGTCAGCATATCCTCGCTGAGGAACATTGTCGGATTTCCGGAACCCTTGTAGTTCTTTCTGGATTTCTTGCATGCCACGATAAATGCCTTTGCTTTTTCTGCATCCGTGGTATCTTTGGTGATTGCAATCTCAGATTTTACAGTATAGACATCATCGTCGGTCCAAATCGGACGAATGTTCTGCTCGTTGATTTTTCCATCAACGGAGCTGCCTCTACCATCTCCAACAAGGATTGCCCGGGCAATTTCCTCGTCCAGCATCATTCTCATTTCTGTTTTCAGCCAGGAAATAACGTCGATCTCTGTAATGTCAATGACATCATCTCTGTCCAGAGACTGGTGTTTGTAAACAGTGACCGGAGTCGTTGTACGTTTCAGCATAGTGAAAACTTCATCTTTTTTCTGGCTGCCTTTGATATATCCCTTTGCTCTCGCCTCATCCTCTGTGATATCTGCGAACACAGATTTGATTCTGGAGAACGGGGTTTTATGTACGGAATTCATGACATCAGAAACCCAGGTTGTATCTCTTTTGATGAAGCCCGGAGTATTTTCAAGCGTTTTTGCATCCGGGAAGAGGTAGTCAAGATGGGTGATATTGTGCTGCAGAAATGTATCCGCAAGGCTGCCATTCCGCTTTGCCTCATCCATAATCTCAACAAACTCGGCATGGGTGAGGGTGTTTTCATCATTTTCCATTTCATTTGCATCGAAAGCGTTGTGTTTCATGTTGTCGTTTCCTCCTTCTTCGTCATCAGCGGTATTTCCAGCGTCTTCGAGCGCCTGACCGATAAGTGCATATACTACCGTTTTCTGCTTTTCAGTGAGAGTATTGAAGACGTCTTCAACTGTCTCTTCTTTATCGTCATCTGCGCTGGGTTTTGCCCCGGCTGTATTATTCTCTTTCGAATCTTCTTTTTTGGCTTCATCAGAAAGAGCATGTTTGATTGCTTCACAAACTGTGTTTCGCTGTTCATCAGTAAGTTCGTTGAACATTGACGCCAGATCATCTGTTTTTTTAGTTTCCACTTTTTCTTCCTCCTTATGTTTGTTCTCAGAATGTAATAATCCGTCAACCGACTCAATACATTCTCCAGAATAGATATACCCCTCTTCATAAGAATCTTCACCATGCATCATGACGGATTCGATCACTGCCCCAGGATTGGCACCTGCAAGAACTAAACTAAGTTCACGAATAACTCCATGAATCACATCGCATCCCTGCTGCTTGAGCTTATTCGCATAAATAGACAGGCGATTCACATCACCGTTCTGGACAAGTAATTTTGCATTCTGGCCAGCCTCTGTATTGTTAAAGGTTCCATATGCATATACTCCGTCCTCTCTATTTTCAAGTAAGGCATGTCCCAAAACCTGATCTGGGCTATTATGCTGATGGTTCCACACTAACGGCACGATAACACCATCGCATTCTGCGAATGCATTTTTCTTGATGACTCTGCCATCGGAACATTTCATATTTGCTTTTGTAGCCCAGCCGCCAAAATCATATTTCTTTTCCATTTTGATTTTGCCTCCTGTTTTTATTCGTATCTTGGAATCTGTGATATGGGTGTGTTCATTAAAGACTCAATTGCTCCAGCCTCGTCACCACGTTGTTCTTGATCTAATTGTCCAGAATGCTCTTGCAGCATATCCTTTGACTGGTTCAGATTGCTATTTATCAACATGTCTGCTTTTGGGTCATTGGACGGCTTCATTCCAACAATCTGTCTAATCTCGTTCGATGTCATAATTTCATTTCGAGTGAACTTATCAGCAATGTCTGCTATGTTATTAATCGGGACAAGCTTAAACGGATCGCGGAAGAATTTGATTGTCTGTTTCTGAGATCTTGCTGTTTTCGTTAAGAACTTTCGTTTCATTTCATCAACGATCGCAGATATTATCGGCTCAATTGTGCGATTATTGTAATTTAGAAGCTCCTGCTCGGTGGCAGTACCATCCAGAATTGACTGAGAAATGCCTAACTGACTGTATAGCATGGTTGTCAAATATTCGATCTGTTTCATAAGATTGTTATCGAGAGAACGGTTTAGCTGAGTGATTTTTTCCGTTCCATCGGCATAAGCGATTCCATATTTAGATCCAGCAAGCTGCTCTTCGATCTCCCTACGTCTTTTCTCGGCTTCTTTTCGTCGAGTGTCAGATTTGATAACATATGGAAGCTGAATGATAAGATCTAATTTTCCAGCACCACTCTGCTCATCGACAACGTCAAGAATATTTAATTTTCTGATAAGCCGCTGCATAGTAGAGTTATGTTCGTTCATAACGGCATAAAGTGGATTTTCAATAATAGCGACATCTTTCTTCGCCATAACGATTTCCTCTTTTTGACCCGTTTTTTCGTTATAAACTCTAATCTTAACAGTTGTAGGTCTCCATTCGGTGATTTTTCCAGTTCGCATACTCAGTATATCGAACGAGGATGATGAAGCAGGATCAATACTTGTATCAATTGGAACCAACGCAACACATCCTTCATCAAGCATCGATAGAACGGCGTCTTGTATAAAGGCGCGCCCTGTTTGGTCCAAATTCGCCTCGAGATTTAGACAACTGTTTAGTGGCGAATCTATAACGGAAATAAAACGACCATTGTCATCTACTCGACAATGGTTAATATTGATTGATGAAACGTCCATCGCTATTCTGTTATAGATAGAGGTAACTATGGTTCTCTCATTTCCTCTTGTTAATTTAGGTCTATCAGGTCTCACTGAACTGCCGACACCCATATCGGCGTAATTATAAGTCGGATCACGATTCATAAAGGCATTCCAAGAATGCTTTAACCTTGTAAAAAAACTAACTTCCATTTTGATTTTGCTCCTGTTCTAAGCGGCTATTACTTTTTTAACTGCTTTTCTACCAGTAGCAGCAAGGGTTGAATCAATGTCCGAAATTCCCCTATTGAAAATTTCCTGCATTTTTAAATTTTTATTGATATATGCCTGTGTCTTCGTGGACTTTGTCTGAAGAGCGCGTGCTCTGGCATGATATTTTCCAGCTTTGTATGCGTACCTTTCAGATCTCTTCTGAGATGCTAAAAAGCCGTACTGTTTATTATCATATTTTGCAGATTTTCGATCAAGCTTGGCAGCCTTCACATCGTTCCGTAAAATCTGTTTATCTCTTTTTTTCTGTAACTTGGCATTTTTGCTTTCAAGTTTTGCAATTTTATTGAGAGATTTTGTTCGGTGGCTGTTCAGAGATGCAATAGCTTTATTACGTCCTTCAGAGCTGGTCGCCTTAGATAAACTTTTAGTGGCCCTACGGACTCCCCATTTCATTCCGAGGACGCCGTAGTGGTAAAGTTCATCGCTGTTATATACTTCCATGATGTTTATTTCGCCTCCTCACCTATGATTATCTGTTTAGATACTTTTCAAAAGCCTTCCTTTTTTAATGTTTTTGGTAGTGGCTTTCTTCATCTGCTTCAAATTTCTTTTGATAATATCTCTTGCTTGTTCGTTTTTGTAATATAAAGATGCTCCGGCATGGTTATATACATCTTTCGAAACTTTCTGAGCCTTATTATACCGGTTACCTCCGACATAGTATCTCTTAGAAGTTTTCGCTTGATGTTTCCGTAGTATCCAGCCATATCAAACCTCCCTACAGATCAATATTTTCAATAGCCGCCCGGATTTCCAGCATTCTAAGATACTCCCCCATATGCCGTTTCTGCTCCATCAGTTTTGAAATTGGAACCGTAGGTGTAAAATCGAGGACTCCAGCTTCGTTTTTAACAAGCATCTTATGCAGCTTATCATGTCGAATTTTTGTCTGATAATATTCTGCTTTAAACCGCTCCTTATAATCATCACTGGTCATAAGATCAATTGTATCTTTTAACTCCATATTTCCTCCTATTCAAACGCGTCTTTATTTAACTTATAGGCAACGTAAGCGTCCATCAATGCCGCAACGCAATCGATTTTATTTTCTCTTTTTCGTTTGTACAACTTTCTATTACCATTTGTATCTTCCATGGTAATGCAGTTTCCCATGGCAAAAGACATCACTTCTTCATCGAACAGTAGCATTCGTTCTTCGGATAATGTTTTTAATTCCCCGAGCGGTACCGATTCTGTTTTTGCTCCCTGAATTACCTTTTCGATGCCATACGGACCATTTTCAGTTTCCCATCTGGTCACAAACTCTTTAGCGTTATACGGATCAAAGCCAAATGCTCTAACATCGTACTGGCAGTCGATGATGTGCTTATCCAAATCGTCATAAACTTCCATCATATCGAGAATTGCTCCATCGAGAACGATCAAGCTGCCCTCCTTCATAAAATGATCGTATTTTGATCGCATAGCGGGAGGTAGTTTGGCCAAGGTCAATGAAGATATATAGTTTCGAGTTTTGATTCCGAAAGTTCCATTTCTCAATGGAAATAAGAACGTAAACGCACAAAAGTCATCACCCTGAGATAAATCCGCACCCAAAGAACATGGAAGGCTCCAGTAGTCTCTCTTTCTGTGAACTCTAGTCTCTTCATATGCGAAATAATAGGTAAATCCCTCCATTGGAATTCCGAAACGTTTTGCAAGTATATCATTTCTCGTTGCAGGAGCCTGTTCGGCTCTGTCAACATCAAGTTGATATATTTCGTACTTAACAGTCTTTCCGAGATTCGGATTCGCCTTGATCCACATAGCAGGATCTGCAACTTCATCTACTGAATCCAGCTTATACCACCATATCGAAACATGGGGATTGGTATACTCATTTCTAAGAATTTTTGATAATTCCATTTTGATTGTATCGCCACTGCCGTTTCGTACAGTTCCCTCTGAACTGATAGCGACGATTAAATAATCATCATTCTTAGAAGCGCCCTGTTCCAGCGCTCCAATTACATCCTCGCGGACATCTCCCGAAAGCCACTCATCTACGGTGTTGATTTTGCTATTAAGTCCCTGAAGCTTATCGATGCTCATCGGTCTTATCTCAAGCAAGGAACCTGTCAAGAAATTTTCAACACCCTTTTTAGTGCTCGCAAGTTTTTGCCGGTTGGCTCTGGAGCCTGTTGTATTCTGTAGAGATCCTTCTGTTAAAAATTTAAACAATGGCCCTCGTGATCTCGTGATTGAAGTTCTGATTGGAGATAATACTTCTTCCGACTGTTTCATCGTTGGCGCGGTTGTTACCTGATGAGTAGTCGTAGTATCAACATTCAAGAAATAACTCTGAATGCATGATGCGTACATGGACTTCGCGGCGCCTCGAGCGACTATCAAGTATTGCTTATTAATGAGCCGCTTCTTAACTGATCTTCTAACGTATCGTCCTTCATCTGGATCATATACACTTTGTTCAACAAAGTAATACCATCCGAAAATTTGTTCTGCCCAAAGTTTAAATGAATCAAGTAAATGTAAATCTTCGCCATCAGTTAATGTGAGCTCATTCTCACAATAATTAATAAAGCCCTGGATTGCTTGGTCGTCATACCAAATTCCAGGGTTTGCTATAAGGTCATCTATTCGATTCATTTCCATCTCAATTTCTTTGCAGATGGGGATTTCTCCTCTAATTACGGCGTCTCTGAAACGCCCATAGTATTTGGGAGTTGCAGTGTTTGACAACGCCATAATTTAATTCACCTACTTCATTTATTGTTTCTTAATTCCGTTAGCAAAGATATACCCAGGCTTATTTTAAATAATCCTTGGTTTTAAGTTCTACATATGAACTGCATTCCGATATTGTTTTATTGCCCATCTTTGTGATCAAGCCTAATGTATTAGCTACTGTTTCTTTTGCGATTCTTTCAGCATTATATTTTTTATACATCTGACTTACTATTTTAGGATTTGTTTCAGATACTGACTGTAATTTCACAGAATCGGTATCAAACACAATCATTGGTCGTTTTGCATGATAACTGGAATATTCTTTATCGTTATAATCCAACAATGCATTATAACCTTTTTTCTTTAATTCTGAATAGAATCTATCCTGAGCAGCTACTTCCTGCGAATTGTGATTTGTCAGCGAAAGATTTAAAGCTTTATAAACTGCTATTTTTTCACTTTTAGACATCTTTGCAGGATCTTTTTGCAAAGCATTCTGGGCTTGCTTGAATAAAATTTGTTGTTGACCTCGTCTCATTTTACTTTTAGAATCTTCAATAGATGCTACTACATTCTTTTTGAATTCTTTGTCTTTAAGTAAACTAGCTGTTATATATCCCGCGTTCTCATCTGATGGAACTCGTAATTTCTTAGTTGAAGTAATCTTTAGCTGATAAACTTTCATATTATCACTATATGATCGTAATGCTTTTGCATTTGCTAAATCACTTTCCCTTCCAGAAGCCTTTGCCTGCTTTTCTGCCTGTTTTGCTGAAGAATTTGCTCTACTTGTAAGGTTTTTACCAAATAAGCCTATGTATTTATCTGAGTCGCTTTTCTTATATGTTGCATAAAAAGCAAAGTTTTCGAAATCTTTGCTGCTCTGTATTCTTTGAAACGTGGTTCCTTTTTTCAAATATGTGTCGACATATTGCTTGCCCGTTATTTTGGTTTTGGCTATATTGGTAAGTTCAGTTGCCTTCATGCCGGCCAAAGAGCTAACCCTCTTTATGGTCGGCTCATTTCTGTTTGTATAGTATCGTTTAGCCCCAGCCGGGGTGACGGAGCCATCCGCATACTGATATCGCCGAACTCCCCACTTCTGTCCTTTTATACCGTGATGATAAAGCTCCTCCATCGGCAATTACCCCCTGAGTTCTTTTATCGCCAATGCAATTCCTAAGGCAGAGCTCGTGACCGCTAAAACATTGCCAGCAGTTTCAAGTGTTCTGCTAGCGTACTCTCGACCCTTCGACTCTTTCTGTGGATTAAATATATCGTTATACTGTCTTTCCAGCATTGCACGATTTATCTGTGATCGCATCTCCTGTTCAGTCATGCTCGCAAGGTCCATTTTTGGAATTTTACGGTTTTTAGTTGATGTATCTACTGCACGTTTTAAATCTCCAGAAAGATTTCGGCCTGAATCCACCAAGCGCCTAGTTCGCTCAGCATCTTCTTTTGCATAACGTTTTGCATCAAATTCAAGATCGGTTCGTCCGTTCTTTTTGGATTTTTTATAGTATTTTCCACTCGAGTTATCATATTCATTAAATTCTTTTTCACGCGCGTCTCTCGCATATCGTCTCTGTCCGGCATTCGTTAGAGAACCGTCTTCATTCTGATATCGTCGGACTCCCCACTTCTGCCCTCTTACGCCATGATGGTAAAGTTCGTTATTATACATTTTGATTTTCTCCCCCATTCAGTTCAGCCTCGAAATTAAGTCTCCACTCAAGTTCGGTAATCATTTGTTTGATTGCTTCAGTTACCGCTGTGCTAAGCGGCGGATCAAAAAGTAGTTTGACTTTCAGATAGACATATGTTTTTACAGACTCATAATCCTCGTTATCCGTAAGAAACTGGTTCCATGTCGAGGTCGCATCTTTGATGCTAAAACCGTTCTTAGGTCCGACTCCAATCTGCCTGAGAATCATAAAGACACTATTGATATGCATCGTGATTACTGTATCGAATACATCATAGTCTTCTGTGATTCCAAGCATTTCCTTTACTGAAGTTAAGATACTTTCCATATTTCACCTCCCATATTAGTGCTTCCATGGGCAAGTATCGTTTTTTCTTCTTTCGGGTACTTCTGCCGCCAGAAAACTGTCATCTCCATAGTGAATTGCATTATGCGTATCATGCGTAACACAAATTAAATACTCTGGATTTAGCAAATAACCAGATGCTGACTCTATATCTTTTAAGGATATCGGATTCATATGGTGTATAAGTATTTTTCCGTATATTTCATATCCATCAAGTCCAAGATCACAACCGTTATCTCTCATGATGATTTGATTTCGAATTCTCTTCCATTCTTCAGATCTATAAAATTTCTGATTTGCATACCGATCAAAACCGAATGTAGCCTCCCCAACTTGCCCATCTAACCGCAAATACTCAAATCTTTCTTTGAACGTCGGCAATTTTATGAGTTCCGAATATGTTCTAATGATATGCGGTTCAATCTCTATACTCATCAGGATCACCATAACCAGAATAATTGCGCATAGCCTTAAGTGCATTTTCGTAGAGAACTTTGACCTCTTCTGCCGATTCTGCAGCTTTTGTCTTTGCGTTTAATAATTCCGTTTCCTTTTTAAGTTTCTCTTTCTCAAGTTCTGCCTTCGTCGTTCCAAGTTTTAAAAAATGAGTGATTACCTGAGAAGAGGCAGTTCCTTCTATAAGCTGACGCTCTGCCAGATCGACTGCAAGAGCTATCATCTGGTTCTCACGAGCCTCTGGAGATAATGCCGGTCTCATCTTCTTAGATCTTTCGGATGAGTTTGACGTTACTTTAGGCATTATTAATGCCTCCTCTCTAGTGATTACTATTTGTTTCATCTGACTTTTTATCAGTTATACGATACTTAATAGGGTCCACAATAGCGCACAAAACCAGATTATTATGAAAGGAGAATTTATGTACCATTAAATCAAAGCAAAAGAAAAATGTAGCGCCTACGCCATCATGGACTTTATTAAATACCGTATAGGAAAGGCCCTGGAAGAACCAAGGCCCAAAATATCAATTAACCCGCCGGGGAAAATTTAAAGACCCGCGCGATGCAGGAGGGGGTGTAATTTTACAGACCCCTCCCCCTTGTCTAAATTATAAATGGAACATCGTGCTTCACTTTTTTATAGATCCCAAGTGGGTTATAGA